CGCGTTGGCAAGTTGCCACGCCTTCACGCGCTGGCCCATGCCGCCGACGCCTTCGCCTGCGATGTACAGCACCGCGCCTTGTTTTGTCGCCTTGCCATGCCACGCGCGCCCCGCCGCGACGTGAAGCGCGATATCGAGGGCCGCGAAGGATTTACCCGCCCCCGGCGGGCCATAAAGCACCGAAAATTCCGCGTCGGGTAGCACCCCGTCCACCAGCCATTCGACTGGAGGCTTTGCACGTACTGCGCGAATGTCCAGCACCTCAAACGTGTCGGCCAGCACGTCCCCAACCTCAGTTTCAGCATGGTCAGGGCTAGGCGCGGCGTCAAAATTCTCTGAATCTCCAAAAACGACAGGGGCGGCGCGCACTATCTCTAGCAAATCCTCGACAGTTTTTCCGCTCTTTAGAAAATCAACGACATCCTGCTTTTCTTCTAGGTCGGGCAAGTGGGCAATCTTGATCTGGGTCGTTGACTTGTCCAGCGAGGCGATGACGGCGTTGGCGTACTTCTCGCCTGCCTCGTCATTGTCTGGCAGCACAACAATGTTGCGCCCGTTTAAATGCTTTGCGTGGTGTGGCCGCCAACCGTTGCAGCCCTGGCTCGCGGTTGTCGCCAACAGGCCCAGCCTGCTTAACGCATGGACGCACTTCTCTCCCTCAACGACGAAGACAGGCTCGTCGGGCCGGGCCAGTAAGTCCGGCAGCCTGTACAGCGGCATCTCGATACCATTGATACCCGCCACCCGTCGGCCCGCCTCGTATCGGTATTGCAGGAATCTTTTGCCGCCGTCCCTGTCCACGCGGCGCTCGACCTCTGCCACAATCTCGCCAGATTCGTTAACGTAGGGATAGATGGCCTCTCGCCACTCGCGCGGCTCAAGTCTGCCCTGATCCTTTCGCGCGATGCCAAACTTCTTCTCTAGCAGCTCGGGGATCGACTTCAGCCCGGCCCCCTCGTGGCGGCGCACAAGGTCAACAACGCCGCCGCCTTCCTGGTCCTCGAACGAATACCAAGTCCCGGTGGCAAGGTCGAGCGACATGCTGCCGTTGGTGCCCCAGCGTAATTCCCTGCTGTTGGAATACTTGGGATTCGGTTCTCCTAGGTATGCTGTCGCTACCGTGCGAGCATACGCCGCGATGTTAGTCATTGTTTAAACCTTCCTGTAGAAACGGGGGCGACCGCAGCCGCCCCCGCAAGACTTAAAAAATGTCGCCGGTATCCACGGAAACTTCCGCCTTCTTCGTTTCTGGCGCGTTGCCTTCGCTGTCGCCATCCATTTGTTTGGGCCGGTCGGTCCATCCAACGATAGACCAGTCTGGGACCTTAAAGGACAACTCGCCACCGGGCGTGTTGACCTTAATCTTCTTGCCTCCCTTGATTTCGACGACCGGCAGCTTTCCTTCGTTGGCCGGTGCTTCCGCAACGTATTGATCGTGGAGTTCATCCAGCGCACGAACGACAGTTTTTGCAGCAGACGAAAGTTCGCGCAACCCCAGTTCGTCGTTGTAGAGACGAACGCGGAAGCCCATCTTGTGGTCATCGCTTGGTTTGGCTGGCATCGCGCCGCCAACCTTAGTCATCACAAAACTCGGCGTGGGCACATACGCCACCCAGCCAACCTCGAGATGCTCTAGGTCAGCGATAAGTTTGACCGGCATCGGTACATCTACGTCGTCGTTCTCCCACTCGCCCGAAGCCGTTTGTTCCCTGTTCCGCGCGATGAAGTCGCCTGCCTTCGCATCCCACTTCACGATTGGCGTGAAGTTACCACCACCGCTACCGCTGCCATTGCTACCGCTGTCTACGATACCTAGTGCCATAGTTAGTTGTCCTTCTTCTGTTTATCCGCCCGCACCATCGCGGGGGATGGGGCTAGAAGTTCGCGCGCAATCATGCAGAACGCCGCGAACGTCAATTCACAATAATACTGCCAGTCATATGTCTCTTTGCCGTCAGCCATTCGAACCATGGCCTGCACCGGGACGCGGGCCACAACGGGTCGCCTGTCGAACTTGTAAATCAGGCACGGCATCAGCCCCGCCTTGCTCGCTGCCGTGCAAGCCTGCTCCCACCACTGCGGCGATGCCACGCCGGTCCCGGCGTATCGTTTGCACTCAATGAGAAACGGCCAGTTGTCGCAACTCACCGGGATCAGGTCGCCTCGGTCGCGCTCCCTGTACTGGTCTAGGTCGCGTTTAAACTTGATCCCAAGTTCTGCTTCAAGGTCTGAGGCAATGCTGCGCTCGAAGCTCGCGCCCTTGGCGCGACCATTAACCATTATTTCTGGCGGCCTCGATCATCCTGTCGATGCGCGGCTTGCGCTCCTGTAGATAGGCGCTGACTTCGCGCTCCAAGATTTCGTCAACGAAGCTGGATCGGTTCCTATGTGCGGAGGTCGGCCACGCCTCATCAATTAAAGCCATAGTTTCGGGTCGGATCGAAAAGAGTGCGCGGGTCATGCGTCGTGTCATGTCACAAAGTCCTTGTCTGGATGTGTCGAATAGCTTATATACGGACGATGACTGGAAGATGCAAGTCATATATCTACAGGATATAGGAGGTACAAAAAATGGTAGGAAAACTGACGCCGAGCGACATGGCGACGGCCAGCACGGTTGCGACCATCATGGGCTACAACCCGTGGTCAACCCCGAACGACGCACTGACAAAGGCCATTGCGGCAGCCGAAGGAAAGCCCGACGACTGGCAGGGCAACGAGGCAACGGGCTGGGGCGACCGGCTCGAACCGATCATCATCAACCTCGCAGCCGAGCGCCTCGCCCTGACCCATGTTAAAACGGAGTTTAACGAAGCCTTTTTCCATAGGTCGGCTCCGCTGGCTTGCAGCCTAGATGGCGAGGCGCGCGGGTCTGGCTTCGTTTCGACTGACACGGAGCGCGGCATCTACGCTGTCAACGCACCGAAGATTGCGATCAATGGATTGGGCATCATTGAGAGCAAGGTCACTTCTGCGCTGCCAGAGATGGAGCCGCCGCCGCATCGCGGGCCGCTGCAACTACAGGCGCAGATGGCATGCACTGGCCACGCATGGGGAGTTGTTGCCACTCTATACCGTGGCATTGAATTAAGGCTGTATGTCTACGCCAGCGATCCTGCGGTTCAGCAACGGATCATCGACGCATCGGTTGAGTTTAAACGGCGTGTCACAGACTGTGACTTCTACCCGCCGATCAGTAGCGCAGACGCCGACACCGCCTACAGCCGCGTTGACGACGGTGCGCCATCCGTTGACCTGTCTGTTTTGGAGGGCGGGAATGACTATCTAGCCATGCTGGTGACAGGCAAGCAGCGCAAGCGTGATGCCGAGGATATGATTGAAGAGGCAGAGCGCAATCTCAAAGAGATCATGGGATGCCATGAACAGGCGCATGGCCTTGCCAACAATGCCGCTTATAAAGTTATCTGGGGCGAGCGCAAGTATGCAGCGCAACCGCAAAAGATTGTCGAGGCCAAGCCTGCTCGCAAAGTCAGGGCTAAGACGCTTACGCTCAAGCCTTTAGACTAGAGGGGGTGCTGTGATGGAGCCTCAGCTTCGCGTTCTCTCTCTCGGTGCTGGTGTGCAGTCAACCACGATGGCGCTGATGGCCGCTCATGGCGAGTTTGAACACATGCCCGATTGCGCCATTTTTGCCGACACACAGTCTGAACCGAAGGCGGTCTATGATCACTTGAACTGGCTGATGTCGGACAACGTGCTGCCGTTTCCGGTGCATATCGTGACGCAGGGATCGCTGCGGGACACTGTGGTTCGCGAGGCCAACGCTGGCCGGTTTGTTTCGGCCCCGTTCTTCACTAGCGGCGATGCGGGCGGCGGATTATTGCGGCGACAATGCACCCGCGAATTTAAGATTATGCCGCTTAACCGGGAGATGCGGCGGCTTGCGGGCTACAAGCCGCGCCAACGGATTCCTGCGCAAACGGTTGAGTGTTGGATAGGCATATCACTTGATGAGGCTGTGCGGATGAAGCCAAGCCGCGAGCGGTGGATTGAAAACCGTTGGCCGCTTATTGAAAAACGAATGAGCCGCAACGATTGCTTGCGCTGGATGGAGAGGCATGGGTACCCACTGCCCGCCAAATCAGCTTGCACGTTTTGCCCGTACCACAACGACGCGCTGTGGCGGGATATGCGGGACAACGATCCTGACTCTTGGGTTGACGCCGTTGCCGTCGATGAGGCTATTCGAGACAGCCGCTCGTCGGGCGGCAACGACCAATTATTCGTTCACCGGTCCCTCAAGCCCCTTTCCGAGGTTGACCTGACCACCGTCGAGGACGAAGGCCAGATCAATATGTTTAACGAAGAATGCGAGGGGATGTGTGGGATATGAAGGTTAAAACAGTAGAGTCCTGTCCAGTTAATATTTACATTCGTAAGGGCGGCGAGCAAATAGTCGCTAACGTCCCTGCCCG